TTGTTCACCCATTTAGATAACGGTGAACGCCTTACAATACCACTCGTGGTTGCGTAAAGCGATTGCGACCCTATTTCTAGGGCTCGTAAACTATCATTTGATATAGTAAATCCTTTCCTGTTGCTTAAGAACGTGCGGATCTTTGACACGCTCTTGGTCATAAAACGATCTTGGAATTTGTGGGCATACTTGCGTAACAACTCGTCCCTAACTGAGTCTAATTTTCTAGCCAGTTGTTGCGGGGAGGTGAAGTGAGTGATATTTTTAATATCCCTTCGCTCCTGTATAAACCAGGTATGTAACCTTTGTCCTAATAAAGCTTGTAGTGCATCTCTATAAGGCATTATACCCTCGCCGAACTCGGTGTTCCTCATTGTTTCCATTACCCCTTCTGCTACTTGTCTTGCCGCTGTCGGAAGATGTGAGACTGCCCACGGTTTTGAGAATGAACCTACGATCTCGTTCATCCTCTCTTGTGAGTTTCGCGTCATTAGAATCGATGCAATTAACCGTTCATAATAGCTAAGCCCTCCTTTGTACTTTGGGAGCCCTACGCCACCTAGTTCTCTGGGTGCGTGTAGGGGAATGTCATGTCTTACGAATGCATTCAGAATATTAGCTTGTTCCTTTTTAAACATGTTAATGAATCTTTTCTTCTGCCAGCCTGATAAGTCCTCAGCAGCTTCGGTAAATAAGTCCAACTTCTCTATCCATTTTGTTTTAATGGATGTTATCTTTGATAATTTTATTGCAGTAAGTCTTCCTCTATTTATACGGTAGATGAATCCGCAGAATGTAAATCCATCTTTGCTTATATGAGTCTTCTTCAAGTTTATTTTGAAGCCGACCGACTCAAGCCGGCGTTGGTATTTCTCCCAATCCCGTTCGGAACAATAAAGAACGGCATCATCACCATAAAGTAAGACGGCCTTCCGTAGGTTCTTCGGAAGTGCCTTAAGACACCAAGCATGTAATAAAGTCATCAAAGCGAAGCTTAGTGGAGATCCGAGTAGTGAACCTCTATTCGTCGTACCCAGTAACTTTCCATCCTCATCTTGGATAATAGTCGGAGATATTGACCTCATAACTCCTTCTAGCGTAGATTTTGGCCATTTTAGCTGTTCTGCTAATGTCGAAACAATGACTTCCAGGGCGTCCTTGTTCATGAGATCACTCGCTTGTGACAAGTCAGTGCTGTAAAATTTGAGATTTGATGTTTTGTCAAATCTGCATTTAGCACGCTTGAAGATCCCATTATGATCACTGTTGAACTGGTCCCGACACGGTCCATATCTCTTAAGCATATCTGTAATTTGAGTACATGCCGGCGCTATCAGAGCTGTCTGAGCGCCCTCGTGGATACTCGCTACACGGAAACGACCACCCTTTTGTGGAATGCATGATAACCTTGCTATCGAAGGTTGTTCCTTGCAGTTATCAAACACTCTGCTTACTGTCTGCCCCCAAGGCATAACAGTAATTCGCTCTTTAATAGGTGCCATACGGGGATCATTGAGTAGACGCGCTAACGCGTTTACTACCGTATTCTGCACCCTTGCATTTGGTAGGCGATCAAAGAAACTTTTGAAAATACTAGGTTTCTCTTTAGGCGGATTAGCGGCATCATGTTTCATGAAGATGTCACGCTGATCGTGTATATAAGTATACAATCCTCCTTTTGCTCTTGATCGCTCCATGCATGAAGCGAGACTGGTGAATTGCGTCTCAGTATGTAGAGGTAAGGGTCGAGCGTATTTTGTGAATTTCTTAATATGTTCGATTATGCTCTCCTTCACGTCATCCGTGGTAATGTCCTCTTTTGCAGATATTCCTTTCCATGTCCTTTTAATAGCTTCTCTTTGCTCTTTATAATTTATAATGGCAGGTAAAGCACGTTTGAGTGTAGCTAAAGTAGCAAGCGCGGACTGTTTAGTACGAATGCGTTGGCAATCTCCTTTGAAGTACTTTCTTAAGAGTTTACCCTCGGATTCCGCCCCAACAGCGCGACGCTCGCACTCATATGCAAGTCGCCCTATGTGACTATACCCATCCATTATTCCTCTAGATACGGATCGTTTAAGCGTATCTGAAAATAGAGATACTATTCCAAGGAAGGAGTCAGGAAAGAAGTGAACACTTTTTGAAAGATGACTACGTGTTTTAAACTTTAATATTTTAATAGTCATCTTTAATGATAGTAAAAGAGAAGAATAAAGTTCGATAAACGGTCTAATGGCAACGTTTATCGCGGTTGAAAGCCGCTTCGGTTTCTTTATCTTCTTCTCAGTCTCAGACAATCCGGCCTGTTTGGACTTAATCGCTTCAGTGCGATGGTCCTTGCTAGCTTTACTATTTCTTTGGATATTTGTCTGAACTCGCAATCGCTCTCTCTTCAAATCTTCCTGCAGCACCTTTAAGCAACGTGCTGCCTTCTTACCAATCCATCTACTAATTAGTGTAGTGTTGGCGAGTTGAAGGAAGGCATCGAGAGATTGGGGTATGAATACATACCGACTGGTGAAAAGATTACCTTTCTTTTCTTGTTTATCATCTGTTTTGACAGGCAGAGGCTGTTCAGCACCTCGCGTGTCGGATAGGAGTAAGTTATTTACAGGGTTTTGTTCTGAAAGAACAGTAGCGTCTCGAAGAGCGTTACTAACCCGATCAACTTCTATTCGCTGACCGGTTCTGATATTATATCGGTTTCCGTCATCACACGTTATAAACAATTCGAAGTCGTCCTCAATTAAGCGTCTGATCTC